TTACTAGCAAGGAATCGATTCATCTCTTGACGTTTACGATCTGTTTCCTCTTCTAGTCTTTCAAGATATTCTTTTTTAGCCAAGAACTTTTCATCTTCGCTGAAATCTTCTTGTTCAGTATCAAATTCACGATCATCTTCAAGATCGTAATTGATCCAATGCTTTTTCTTTGTAGCTTTCCCTTTCTTGCTTTTAGACTGTTTGCCTTTTGCATGCAAGTTAGAATTTTCTGAAGGTTTTCCACATTGAGTAAAATGTTCTTTAAATTCATCAAAATTCATTTTAAACTCTTTATGACAACAAAGACATTTTCTCATAGTGGTTTTTCTTGAACGATGTTTTTCTGTTTTTTGCACTGAAGTCTTCTTTTCAGAAGTTTTCTTCTTCTCATTACTTTTCTTTTCATGAGTTTTCTTTGGATTGATAATCTCAACTTCTTTCTGTTTGATTATTTTCTCCTTTTTCCCTTTTTTTGCAATAAAACAGGAGTCACACATTGCGTGACCACCCCAAGTAGGCAAGAAATTCTTTTTGCATTCAGTACAACTCTTCCTAAATACAACCTTACAATGAGGACATGATTCAAGAGGTTTATCAGATTCATAAGATTCTTTACAAGTAGAACATTTACGTTTCAATTGTAATTTTTTTGGTTGAGAATCTTCATGTTTTTCAATTTTCTTTTCTGATCTAAGTACACTAGTACCTTGCTTTTGGCCCACTAAAGGATCAACATAATTAAGGGGATTTGCGACAGATGCATATGCAGCAACATTAATTGCCTGCAACAACATTGCCAAAAAACCAACTGCACTGGTAATCCCTTTAAGGCCTTGGCCTAATATGTTCCAAAAGTCTGATGAGTCTTCAACCTTTTTCTCATCAAATAATCTATCCCAAACTGATATAAGTGCAAAACTGGTCACCATCATTGTGCCAGCATTACCACCAATAGCTCCAATAACACCATGTAATGGAAATACAGTTTTCTCAGCAATAACTGAATCTATGCCATTCTGAGAATAATAAGACCTAGCATGTCTAAATAATGCTGGTAGATTATATGCTGTGATTGCTAATGCAACGACAGCACCTGTAGTCTTGGGATTTTCTATAATTGTATCAGTAAATTGTACAATATAGGATTTAGCCAATTGTAAAAATACTCCGAGACCTCCACGAACATTTTTGAAATTATCAAAAGCCTTATCAACATAAAATCGTACCATTTCTTTAACAGTTTTATGTTCAGGTTCTTTCTTTTCTTCAATCTTTAAAACTTCTTCTTGGATTTGAAGTGGTGGTGTCTGAGAAATTTCATCTTCTTTCTTAACATGAGTCTTTTTGACTGGGTCTTGGACAGAAGATTTATTAACTATAGCCAATTTAATATCATTTTTAATGACAGTAAATTTTTTCAAAAAATAATTC